CGGCGGAGGAGTTTCTCAGGTTGGTGCGGGCGAATGGCTGACGAGAAGAAGGGGCTACCCGATGCCCTGCGGTATCTGAAGAAGGAGATCGCCGGGGCCTTCGAGACCGACGAGAAGCTCACGGGCATCTCGACCGGCTCGCTGGCCGTGGACATCATCACGGGCATCGGCGGGTTCCCGCGCGGCCGGCTCTCCGAGGTGTTCGGGTGGGAGGCCTCGGGCAAGACGACGCTCTGCATGATGGCGTGCGCCAACGCGCAGGCCGAGGGACTCTACCCGGTCTACATCGACGCCGAGCGCGGCGTGGACCTGAACCTCGCGCGCAACATCGGATGGGTCACCGACGATGAGAAGAAGGGCCTCTACCTGACGCCAGACAGCTTCGAGGAGACCGTCCGCATCGTCGAGCGGCTCGCGGAGACCGGCGAGGTGGACATCGTGATCACCGACTCGGTGCCGGGCATGGTCCCGCAGTCGGTGTACGACGGGAAGATCGATGAGACCGGGCGCATCGGTGAGGTGGCCCGGCTGCTCGCGAGCACGCTGCCACGGCTGACGAAGACGGCCGAGAAGAGCAACACGGCGCTCGTCTTCATCAACCAGATGCGTCAGAACGTGGACACGGGCTGGAAGCCGGCCTTCCAGAGCCGGGAGATGAAGGAGAAGACTTTCGGGGGCTCGGCGCTCAAGTTCTTCTCCAGCCTCCGGCTCGACATGCGCATCGTGCAGAAGGGCAACCAGAAGGTGAAGCGGATGGACCACTTCACCGGCAAGGAGATCGAGGTCCCGGTCAGCAACCTGCACGAGGCCCAGTGCTTCAAGAACAAAGTGGCCACCCCCTACCGGAAGGCCACCTTCGTCATTCGCTTCGACGAGTCGAAGGGGCTGTTCGGGATTGACAACCAGCAGACGGTCATCGACCTCGCTGTCAGCCACGGGATCATCCAGCACAAGGGGGGCGGCAACTACTTCTACGAGGGGGCTGGCGGCAACTTCACCGTGCGCGGCACCGACCAGTTGTACGACTTCGTGAGCGGCCACGCGGACATCGCGAACGGGTTGCTGGAGGCCGTGACCTCCATCCCGGAGATCAAGGCGGCGCTTCAGAGGTGAGACATGGCGCAGTACGCCCGCAACACCGAGGTCCCCGTCGAGCGGAGCGAGGCTGAGATCAAGCGCACGCTCTCCCGCTACGGGGCGACGCAGTTCATGAGCGGGTGGGATCAGGAGCGCGCGATGGTGGCCTTCAAGATCCACAACCGACTTGTCCGCTTCGAGATGGTCCTGCCTGACAAGAAGGACCCGAAGTTCACCCGTGACGGCCGCTCGAAATTCACTTTCAAGGCCCTCCCGCAGGCCGCGTGCCTCCGGAACTGGGAGCAGGCCTGCCGGCAACGCTGGCGGGCGCTCGGCCTCTGCATCAAGGCGAAGCTCGAAGCCGTGGACGCCGGCATCTCGACCTTCGAGCAGGAGTTCCTCGCCAACATCGTGCTCCCCGACGACAGGACCATCGGCGACCACATCCTTCCACGCCTCGATGCGGTCGCCAGCGGCAGGGTCAAGCTCCTCCCTGCCGGACATGCGCGAGAGGATGTGATCGATGCCCGTTGACGACGGAATGGTACTGGTCAAGCTCGAACTGGAGGGGATGCGGCAGGCCATCGTCCACGCGCTCACCGTGCGGCAGGCGGAGGTGGCGCTCAACGTGGACGAGCAGGTGAAGCAGGCCATCGAGCACTTCGATGCGGCCCCGCTCATCGAGCAGGAGGTCAAGTACGCGGTCTCCAAGGCCATCAAGGAGGCCATCGACTCGGCGGTCAAGCAACTGTTCTGGGACGAGGAGGTCCGCAAGATCGTCACGGTGGCCATCGAGCAGGCCCTCACCAAGGCACTCGTCGGGAGGCAGAAGTCGTGACCATCGGCACCCCGGTGCTCGTGTCGGCCGTGCTCCAGAAGGATCGGGAGACCAACGGAGACCTGCACTGGACACGCTTCGAGGCGTCACTCCGGGGCATCGTCACCGGGCGCGGGTTCCGGTGCGAGGGCCAGTTCCACAAGGCCTCGGGAGGGGGAACCACTCTCCTCGGGTACGACGAGGACTACGAGCCGGCGTACTTGGCCGTGACGCGGCGCATCCCGGTCGTGTTCGTGCGGTTCGGCCTCTGGAGCAAGGAGCATCCGGTGCTTCCTGAGGACGTGTCGCCGGCTCCGGCGGACGACTGGACGTTGCCGGCGAGGGCAAGGGTGAGGGTATGAAGGTCACCATCAAGGACTTCCAGAGCCTCAAGAACACGACCGTCGAGGTCGAGGGCCTCACCGTGCTCGTTGGCCCGAGCCACCGGGGCAAGTCGGCCTTCATCCGCGCGGTCGAGGGCGCGCTCTTCAACCGCCCCGGCGATCAGTTCGTGCGCGAGGGGGCGAGCCGGTCTGTCGTGGTCGTCGAGGACCTGCCCACCGTGGCCGGCGGGACCATCAACGTCACGTGGACGAAGGGCAAGTCGGTCAACGACTATCTCATCAACGGCACCTCGTACGGCCGCGTCGGCACCGGAGCCCCGCCACCCATCGACGAAGCCGGCTATCGGGACGTGTGGATCGGCGACAAGGAGCGGAAGAAGGGCAGCTACATCCGGCCGCAGGTCGCGACCCAGTTCGAGCCGCTCTTCCTGCTCACGCAGACCGGCAGCTTCGTCTCCGACGTGCTCTCGGTCATCAGCCGCCACGCCGTGATCCTGACGGCGCAGGGACGCTGCGGGAGCGACCTGAAGAGCACCAAGCAACTGCTCGGCGTGCGGCGGAGTGACCATCAGGCCGAGGTCTCGAAGCTCGAAGTGCTCGATGAGGTGCCCGAGTTCGCGGCCCGCGTCGCCGGGCTGGCGAGGGACGCCGAGGCGCTCGCGCGCTTCCGGCAGCGGGTCGAGCGGATCAGGGCGCTCGTGGCGCGGCGTCAGGCGTGCCTCGCGCTCTCCCGAGCCGAGGTTCCACCGCTCACCGAGGTTGGCCCGGTTGAGGAGGTGCGGTTCCGCGTGGACACGGTTGCCCGGCTGGCGAAGAGCCGGTCGGCACTCGTTCACACGGCCGCGTACACCCTCCCGGCTGCCACCGAGGTGAGGGTGGACCTCGGGGTCGATGCCATGACGGCGCGCGTGCTGGTTGTGAAGCGGGGCCTGCTCCTGAGCACGATCCAGCCCATCCCGACCTCGCCGCTCGCCGAGGTGCCGGCGGTCCTCGATCACACCACCCGCCAGCGGGAGCAGGCCTTCGCGCTCGTCACCCGGCGGCGCGGCCTGATCGACACGGCGGCCCGGCAGCTTCCGCCAGAGTGGTCGGCGAAGGTGCCCCGCATCGTGCCGTGGCAGCAAAAGGCCGATGCCCTCTCCCGGCTGACGGGGGCTCGCATCATGAACCTGACGGCCCTCCAGCGGGCCGAGGCGGCGCACCGCAGTGCCATGACGGAGGCCGAGACGGTGGAGGCCGACCTCACCACCCTGATGGACTCGCTCGACATCTGCCCGCTCTGCCAACAGGAGATCGCCCATGTCCACGTATGACATGTTTACCGGCCTCGACGAGGAGATCCTCGCAGCGATCAAGGACCTGCCCGTGACCAGCGAGATGGTCCGCGACCTCGTGGACCTGCTCAAGCTCGGCCCGCTCCATGTGGATCCCCTCGTATCGGCGCTCGCTCAGAAGCCGTGGTGGAGGTTCCAGAGGCGGGATACTGGGAAGCGGTTCATCCGAAATATTCTTCTCCGGGCGAATCTGGAGGGACACCCGCTCGTGTCGGACAACGACGGGTATCGGTTCGGCACATGGGATGAGGTGGTGGCTACGGCAGCGGAGCGATGTGAGCGACTGGCTGCGGGTCACCACAATCGTGCGGTTTTGCTGCGTCGTCTCGCGGCCCGCTTCAGGGGACAGCCGTGAAGTTCATCGCGTGCAACGACATCCACCTCGCGAGCCGGCCGCCGGCCAGCCGGACCGACAACTACCACGAGGAGTTGTTCGACCTGCTCGACCAGATGGCCCTGCTCGCGAAGAAGGTCGAGGCCAAGGCCCTGCTCATCGCGGGTGACGTGTTCCACCACAAGGCGAAGATCGGCATCCCGGTCCTCATCCGCCTCGTCGAGTGGAGCCGGGACCTCCGGCAGGCCGGCATCCGCGTGCTGACCATTCCCGGCAACCACGATCTCCTGCACAACCGCTACGAGACGCTCGATGAGCAGGCCCTCGGGCTCATCTACTCGGTGGGCGCGATGGAGAACGTCTCGTGCCGCGAGGGCCGCGACGGCACCGTCACCTTCACCGACAGCGAGGGGGACGTGAACATCCTCGGCATCCCGTTCCCCGACGCCTTCGACTGGCAGTGCTGGATGAAGCTGCCGCGCCCGGCCGGCACGAACATCCTGATGGCGCACTGCTTCGCGAGCCCCACGGGCGGGGAATACTTCGGCGAGCCGGTGCTTCGGTACGACGACCTCGCGCAGTTGCCGTACCACATCTTCGTGTTCGGCCACGACCACTCCGACGGGGGCGTCCACAAGATTGCCCCGAAGCTGTTCGTCAACCTCGGAGCCATCAGCCGGGGCTCGCTCACCGGGGAGGTCGTCGAGCGTGACGTGAAGTGCGCGCTCATCGACACCTCGGCGCAGGAAGTCCGGCAGGTCCGCCTGAAGTTCCGGCCGGCGTCCGAGATCTTCGACCTCAAGCTCAAGGCGAAGAAGGATGCCGAGCGCGCCCACATCGAGCAGTTCGTCGAGCAGTTGACGGCCGACCTGCTCTCGCACACCACGGCGACCACCACGCTGACCGACCGCCTCTCGGCGATGGACCTGCCGCAGGAAGTCCGCTCGCGCGTGGCGCAGTACATCGAGGCGGCCGAGCAGCCGTCCGTCTGATGGCCTACTGGTCGTACTCGCAACTCGCGCTCTACAAGAAGTGCCCGCTGAAGTTCAAGTGGCAGCGGATCGACAAGCGTCCGCTGCCACCGTGGGACGGGAAGCGGGCCTACATCGGCCACGTGCTCCAGAAGACCGTCGAGCGGTTCTACGTCGAGGAGTGGTGGCGCGACCCGCACAACACGACCGCCCGGATGCTCACCGAGATCCCGACCATCGGCCGGCAGGTGACCGAGGCCGAGGCGGTCCTCTGGAGTCCCGGTGAGCAGGAGAAGTGGCTCGCGACCGCCCTCGACGCCGTGCCGAAGATCGTCGAGGTCATCAAGACCGAGCGCCTGCTCGGGGTGACCAACCTCTCCGAGTTCGAGATCGAGGTCCCGCTCGGCCCGGACCGTATCGTTGGCCGGGTGGACTTCCTCTTCGAGCACCCCGATGGCTCCCTGACCGTGCTCGACGGGAAGGCGGGCGGCAGCTTCGGCAAGTTCGTCGAGGCCGACCAGCTTCGCCTCTACGCCCTCGGGGTGCTCGCGAGCCGGTTCCGCCGGCTGCCGACCAAGGTCGGCTTTTGGTGGTACCGTTTTGGGCGCATCGTGTGGCGGCCGGTCAGACGGAAAGTGCTCGAACGGTTCATCGAGGGTGTCAAGGCGACCATCGCGCGGGTACGCTCGAAGGACTACGCGCCAACGCCGGGGGGCCACTGCCGCTACTGCGAATGGAAGTCGGACTGTCCCGAGGGTCGGGCATGGCTCTGGCGGAACCAGAAGACCGTGACCATCGACTCGGAGGCCAACGTCGGCACGACGGGCTTCGAGTGACTCAACGCTGGAGCCCGCCGAGCAGAATAGTAGGGTAGCGGAGTGGCAAGGTCACGAACGGTGGAGGCGGAGATCACCGAGGTAGAGATCGAGGAGGGCGGGCGGCGGGTCGCCGGGATCCGGGCGACCTGCACCGAGTGCGGCATCCTCGTGGAAGTGTTCGGGACCGGCGAAAATAGCCGGAAGCGTGCTCTAGCTCAACTGCGGGAGAACTGCGGCATGGGCGAGCGCAACTTCTACGTGGAGGCGAAATGAGGCTCACGGTTCTTGGTCCCGTCCCGGACAACCTACTCGCGGTCTTCTACGACCCCACGAAGATCGGCAGCGAGGAGCAGAAGGAGTGCCGGGGAACGAACATGTGCAGGTTGCTCGGATTCGGCTCCTGCCCGGCGGAGTTCCTTCGGACGGAGAAGGCTATCTCGCTTGCCGTCGAGGAATTGGACAACGGGGAAACGCGACCCGTGACCCTTATCGGAGGTTCGACGGGGCCGAGGGTGGCTGAGTACTTGCCGCACTTTATCGGTACGTTCCACAAGACGGGCGTCGGTCGCGAACTGTGCGACTTCGCCATCGAGCAGCACGGGAGGGAGAATGGCGGCAGCATCGACAGCGGACCGGATCCTCAAGCTCCGTGAGAGCGCCACGAAGGCCACAAAGCTCCGCGCGGAAGCCGAGGCCTCGGTGAACGTGGCCCGGCAGCAACTCGCGCAGACCGACGAGGAACTCACCAAGCTCGGCATCAACCCCGAGAACTGCGAGCAGGAACTCACGGCGCTCGAAGGCCAGCTTGCACAACTCGTGAACGAACTCGAAGTGAAGGTCGCCGAGGAGACGAAGGTCTACGACGGCATCCTCGTGGCGGCCAAGCAGGCAGGCCTGCGGTGACCCTCGATGAACTCTCGACGGCGACGCACCGGCTCGTGGGCCTACGGGAGGCGCAGGAGGCCAAGGTCCGTGCGCTCTACACGGAGATCGGCGGCCTCGAAGGTGAGACCACGCTCCTGACGCACTGCTCCTCGGCGCTCGAAACGCTGCTGAAGATCGTCTCGATGGAGTCGTTGGAGTCCGTCGAAAAGCTCGTGACCTACGGCCTTCGCACCGTCTTCGAGGACCTCGCGCTTCAGTTCAAGGTGGAGGTCGAGAGCAAGCGCGGCCTTCAGTGGATGGAGCCCAAGCTCGTGGACGGCGGCGTCGAGGCCCCGATCCTCGACGCCTTTGGCGGCGGCCCGGCCTCGGTGGTCGCCTTCCTTCTCCGGCTGCTCGTGTGCCGGCGACTCGGGCTTGCGCCCGTACTCTTCCTCGACGAGTCCTTCTCCTTCATCAGCGAGCAGTACGTGGACCCTACGGCACGGCTGCTTCGCGAACTGGCAGACACGCTCGGTGTGACGTTGGTGCTCGTGACCCATCACAAGGGCTACCTCGCCTACGCTACCCGCGCGTACGAAGCTGAAGAGACTGCCGATGGCACCACCTTCGTCCCTGCCCGATAGCCACGGGGATGACGTTCTCGAACTCATCACCCGCCTGCTGACGCTCGAATACGAACGGGGCAAGCTGACGGCGCAACTGGAGTTCCACCTCAAGGTCCGCTCGGTGGCGATCCGGCATGTCGAGGAGGCCACCCCGGAGCCCGAGAAGCCTGAGAAGCCCGAGAAGAGGGAGTCGAGGCGGCAGCGGAAGCCCGGTCAGCTTGAGGACGAGATCATCGAGGACCTCGCGAAGTGCGGCGCGCTCACGACACGGGAGATCGCGCATCACGTTGAGGCGAATCAGGAGTCAGTCCGGCAGACCATCAGTCGGCTGATCAAGCAGGCGAGGGTGGTGCGGGAGGGCACGCGGAAGTACCGCCTCTCACGCTCCAACGAGGGAGCGGAGGGCTGATGGCAGCCTTCCCGTGGCTGGAGCAGATCATCACCGACGCGACGGCGCATCTACCTGCCGAGCCCGAGAAGGTCGCCTACCTCAAGGGCCGGGGCGTCCCGCTGGAGGAGGCCATCGCCCATCGGCTCGGTGCGCTCCCGGCTGGCTACCCGGTCGCGGCCTGCACCAAGGAGTTCCTCGACTGGCAGCGGTGGAGCCTCCGGGGCCGGCTGCTCTTCCCCATCACGAGCCCGCTCGGGGATGTCATCGGCCTCCAGAGCCGGCGGCTCGACGAGAAGCGGTACCAGACCTTCTACGCGGGCAGCCGGCAGGTGTACCCGCCGGCCTTCGGCATGGCGCTCGCGGCCGACGCGATCTACGAGCGCGAGCAGGCCGTGGTCGTCGAGGGCATCTTCGATTACTTCGCGGTGCGCGCGGCCGGCGTGCCGAACACCATCGCCCTGCTCACGAGCCACCCCACGAAGGTGGTGCTCCGCTTCCTCGACCGATACGTCCGGCGAGCCTGCATCCTGACCGACATGGATGAGGTTGGCCGGGAGTCTGCCGAGCGCATCGTCGGCCGGCGGCGGGAGTGGGAAGTCGTGGTCCCTACCTACCCGGCGCACGACCCGGCTGACTGGCTCGCGGCCGGCGGTCTTCCGGCCATGCGCCGGCTGCTCACTCCGTTCTCGGAAAGGTACGGCGTATGGAACCCCTCGACCTGATCCCGTCTTCCTTCTCGTGGGCTGCCGTCTGGACCGACGGCAAGCAGACCTGCATCGAGTGGGCTACGAGCCGCGCAGACGCAGCCTCCCGGCTTGGCTACTACCGCAGCAAGCCCGGCGTCTGCCTCGTGGCGCGCGTCCACCCTCCCGGCCGGAAGGCTACCGTCACCCTCGATGGGGTGGCGTCGCTGGAGAACGCAGGTGCCGTGCGGTAAGCACTGGCGGAGACGCTGCCCGGTCTGCAAGAAGGTCAGGGCCATGCGGAAGGGCCAGATCGTCTGCGGCTTCGCGTGCGCCGGCATCTGGCGCTCGTGGCGCGAGGCCTCGGACCCGGACCTGAAGGAACGTCGCCGGGCCATCATGCGGAAGGCCGGCGCGGCGAGCGCCAAGGCGCGGATGGCGAAGGTCCGGGCAAAGCTCGAAGAGACGCTCGAAGGAAAGACGCTCGCTGAGGCGTGGCACCTTGGTTACGAGACCGGCTACTCGGCCGGGTGGTACCGGGGAGCCCACGACACGCCCTCCTCTCGGAGCGTCCGGCTCATCGGTTACGCCCGCCAAAAGCGCCCCGCTTGACATTCAGGCCTCCCTGACGTATCATTGTCGTGTGGAGGCGACCTTGACCAAGACCAACATCAGCATCGACTTCGTGCTCGCGGGGAACGCGACCTTCACGGTCCAGAACCCCAAGGGCGAACACTACACCTACCGCGTCCGCGCGAAGGAGTTCTCCGGCAACGCCGTCGAGAACACCGCCGAGGCGTCGGTCATCTGGTTCGCGAGCCTGCTCACCGGCCCGGACAACGAGAGCGACTACACCTACATCGGGCGCGTGGTGCCCATCCCGTTCAACGCGCCGGTCGTCAAGCTGACGGCGAAGAGCCGGCTGACCATCGAGTCCAAGCCGGTGGCCGTCCTGAACTGGGCGCTCGCGGTGCTCGCCGGCAAGCGCGCCCTGCCCGAGGGCTACGCCATCCGCCACGAGGGCCGGTGCGGACGCTGCGGCCGGACGCTGACGGTGCCCGAGTCCCTCGACCACGGCATCGGCCCCGAGTGCTACGCGAAGATTCATGGCTCGAAGGAGGTTGCGTGATGACATACCGGGTTTTCCACTCGCTCAAAACCGGGTTCGGCTTCGAGCCCGCGACGTTCCCCGAAGACTTCCGCCACGTGGCGGACGTGCGCGCCTACGAGATCGGCGCGGTGTTCCAGTTGACGAACCACATCGACCGCCCGTGGACCGAGAACGAGGAGGTCCTCATCCCGTCCGGTGTGAACCCGCGCGAGCTTCGCAGCACGAGCGTCGGCGACCTCGTGCAGGACGGCAACAAGCTCTTCGCGGTCGCGCCCTGCGGTTTCCGCCTCGTTGAGGATGGGATTCATGTCCCGGACCTGTACGCGGAGGTGACCCGTGGCTGACCGCTTCCTTCACGACCTCGCGGTGCGCATCGAGCAGCCGACGGACCCGGACGCGCCGCTCACGTTCGACCTGCACACGTTCGACCCGGATGCCGATGACGACGGCCGCGCGCAGGACTACGGCGTGTCGGTCATCGAGGGCGGCACCATCGTCGGCGACGGCAGCCGCGACGGCTACAACGTCAAGAAGCTCCTCCACCTTGCCTCGCTGCTGGAGCACGCGCCGGACCTGCTGACCATCGCGGAGTGGCTGCTCGAAGGCAAGCTGATCGAGGCTACGCGCAAGGCGCGCACGGTGGTCGGGGAGATCGAGGGCCGCGAACTGAAGTACCGCCCGGAGGTCAAACTGTGAGCCCGCGCGAGGCGCTTCAGACGCGCATCGTCGAGTGGCTCGCGGCCCGCTCGACCCATTGGACCGCGCCCTACGGCATCCTGCCGGGCCTCCGCGAGATCAAGCGGGGGAAGGTCCGGACCATCACCTTCGGCATCGCGCGCACGCTCGACGCCGAGGCGATCATCTGGTCGCCGACCCGCATCGACCTGCGCACGAGCCGGGGGGACTGGCACCTCGACTCCGAGCAGGCGCTCTACGCCCTGCTGGAGGCTGAGTTCCACGCGCCCAAGCCGCTGGCTCCGAGCTTCTGTCCGTGGTGCCGCATCGACGCTCGCGGCACCTTCAACCTCGTCTCTGAGGGCGGCTCGCTGGTCTGCCCGAACTGCAAGGAGGTCTTCCGTGCCTGAGAAGCTGACCGTCAGCCCCGAGAACGCGGATCGCTTCCGGGACTGGCTCCAGAACCGTGGCGGGCTGGCCATCTGGCGCTCCGTCAACCTCTCGAACCCCGGTGCCTCGTGGACCACGCCGGCCCTCCAGCCGGACGGCTCACCGACGCCCAAGCCCACATGGGAGGCCGACAGCCATCCCGAGCGCATCGTGACCGACCCGGCTGAGGTCGAGGTCGTCGAGCCGCGCGAGGTCCGCCGGTTCCACGTGGCCGTGCGCAGGGGCTCGCAGGGCTTCACGCTCAAGCTGACCGATGCCTCGACCCGCAAGGTCCGCGCGGCCGTCGAGAAGGCCGGCGATGAGGCGTGGTACGTGTTCGACTACTCGACGCAGGAGGCGGTCATCCTCGTGCCGGGGGAGACGAGGCCCCTGTAGATGCAGGCCGGCTGCTACACGCTCGACCTCTACTGCGACGCGGAGAACCCGGACCATCAGTACGGGGAGTTCCCGCATCAGTTCTTCCACGAACGGGGGAGCGTGTGCCGGTCGAGGGCTCGCCGGGCTGGCTGGATTCTCAGCCGCCGGCCCGGTGGGGACCTCTGCCCGAAGTGCAGCGGAAAGAGGCCGCCAAAGCAGGGGACTTGACTTTGAGGCGTCAGGGGCGTATGATTGTCGTGTGGAGGCGACCTTGACCCAGACGACACAGACCATCGACCTGACCTGCTCCTGCGCGGTGTGCCGCAAGCCGGTGGCCATCTGCCACCCGGACACCGTGGACCACTTCATCTACGAGTTCGACGGCGAACTCGACTACATCGAACTCCTGCACCGTGCGTGCGCGGAGCGCGCGGGCTACGCCATCGACGCCGAGGGGCACATCGGCCTCCGGCCCGAGCCCGAGGCGGCCCCGGTCGCCTGCGTGTGCTGCGGCAGGACCGACTTCTGCGCGGAGGACTGCGCCGCGTTCAACGAGTGGCTCGCCGACTTCGAGCTTCGCTCCGCCTACGACGCCAGCATCCGGGCGAGGGGGTGACCATGCTGCGACGCGGAGGACACTTCGGAGCGTTCACGGCAAGGAAGGCCTCGGCCTTCCTCGCGACCATCGACGCCAAGCTGGTCATCGAGCCGGCCCCGCGTGGCGGATACATCGTGCGCGACCCGGCTTACCGACCGGGGCAGGTGTACTGGGGGCAGACGCCCCGGAAGGCGTGCATCGCTGCCGGCTTCATTCCCACGGAGTATTGGTCATGACGACACACGTGCATCCGCTCTTCGCCGCCATCCTCGCCGCGCACTTCCCTACGCCCGAGCCGGTGCTCTGCGTGGACTGCGACAAGCCGGCGACCCACTTCACCGAGGCCGACGCGCCCTACGACCCGCACTGCGACGAGCACCATGCGGCGAGCTTCACCGAGTGCCCGCACTGCGGCGAGGTCGTGCCGAAGGGCGACATCGAGCAGGTGCAGACGCTCCGGCAGACCCACTGGTCTCCGGCGGAGTACGAGGAAGGCTGCTCCTCCTGCATCGAGAAGATCGCGAGCCGCCGACCGCTCTCGCGCTACGAGCGGCTGCAAGCTGCCGCCGACGCTGGCTGCGACACGTGGGAAGAGTACCGAGGGGAACGGTGATGCGGGCAGCCCTGCACGGTTACATGCGGATCACCCGGCGGGTGTTCTACGCCAACGGAGGATTCAGCAACCCCCGATGCCTGCGCGTGACTCGCGGTCGGGCATGGGCGTACTTCTGGCGGGTGGGCTAGGCTATGGGGGCCATGCGCCCGGTCCGCCGGTACGTCCTCCACTTCGCGCACCCGGACACCGAGGTCCGGGTGAAGCTGATGGCGACCGGCGACACGCCGTGCAACGCGAAGAACACGGCGTGGACCCTCCTCGAACGCTACCTCGCAATAGAAGAGCATCTCCCCCGTACCGGCTGGCGGCTCGCCTTCTTCGAGGACAACGGCATCGTTGGGTCCTGAGGGGCTGCGGATGGTATCATCCGCCTCGTGGCCGACGGGCAGAACGAAACAAGATTGGCGCTTGTCAAGCGGAAGAGAGGGCGAACCCGCAAGGACTCGCCCGACGACATGCCGATCTACGATCCCGACGACCTCGTGAAGCCGTCCCTGCCGGGGCGTGACCTGACCACCAAGCCGGTTGACGAGAAGCCGCTCTCCGCCAAGGACGCCAAGGCGCTCCTCCAGAAGAAGGCGCAGGAGCTTCTCGACGCCGACGCCAAGTCCCTGCCGCGCCTGACCAAGGAGATCCAGCGGCTCCGGGTAGTGCTCCAGATCCTCAACGAAGCCGATACGGGCGAGAGTGACCCGCAGGTCCACAAGGAACTCAGCCTCCTGAACAAGCTCATCACCGGCAAGGGCCTCGAAGGTCTCGAAGGAGACGACGAGGTGGAACGCCGCGAGCGCCATCAGAAGGCCGAGGAACTCCTCGCCGACCGAGGTGTGGATCCTGCGCAGGCCGGGCGCTTCATGCGCATCCTGACGGCAGTGATGGGAGCAGGGGCCAGTGGATCAGGCGACGACGAAGACGAGTCCGGCGCAGCAACTCACTGACATCGAGGCCCTCCGCACGGAGATGGAACAGAACTTCCATCTCTACGAGGAGATCAAGGCCCTTCCGCCGTCGGACGCCGACGCCCTCTTCCGGATCCTCTGGGAGGCGCAGGGCGGGGACCCGACCATCATCCGGGCCATCCACGAGATCGTCTACGAGGAGGTCCCGGTCCCGATGGACGAGTTCATCTTCGCCCGCCGGTACCTCGGGCTGAAGGGGCTCATCAACCCGGAGAAGGTGGACCTGCTCATCCAGTTCGATCAGCCGCATGTACGGAAGATGTGGGCGGCCTGCGGCTCGGGGGCCGGCAAGTCGTTCATGGTCAGCATCGCGAAGGCGCGCGAGGTCTACAAGCTCCTCTGCCTCCGCCGGCCGGACCTGTTCTATATGCTCGGCCCCGGCTCGAAGATCGCGTGCATCAACCTGAGCGTGAGCAAGGAGCAGGCTCGCGACGTGATCTTCGCCGAGTTCGTCGGCCGCATCAGGAACTCGCCGTGGTTCACCGGCAAGTATGAGGCGCAGGTCTCTCGCGCGCTCTTCCCGAAGGGCATCGCGGCCATCAGCGGCGGCACAAGCGCCACGAGCTACTACGGCTACCACACGTTCATGGGCTCGCTCGACGAGGCCAGCTTCATGCTCGACGGCAACCGGAGCATCGCCGAGGAACTCGTCGAGGCCCTGCTCAAGTCCCTGAACACCCGCTTCCCCCGTGCCTACAAGCTCATGGTGATCTCGACGCTGCGGAGCGCCGACGACTTCCTGCATCTTCAGATCGAGCGGCTGCGCGAGGAAGGAGTGCGCGTCCAGTGAGGATCATCCCGAACTCCTATGGTAGTGAGGAGGCCCGCCTCCGCGAGTTCAACCCGAACCATGAGCCTGCCGGCACCTCGAAGGGCGGCCAGTTCGCGAGGAAGACTGGCGGCACGCCAGCCGGGTGGAAGGTCGAGCAGAACGAGGGCGGCCGGTGGGAGGTCACCAACCCCTCAGGTTGGAAGGCGGTGTACGACTCCGAAGAGGAGGCACGAGCGCGGGTCTCGAACTCGCTGTCCCGGCGGCGCTTCGCCAAGGTCATGCAGCGGAAGTACGACGCGGAGCAACTCGCCAACGCCGAGGATCAACCGCTTCCCTACGAGCCCCCGCTCGGAGGGAAGCCGGTCAAGGTTGAAGACCCGCTCGCGGCCGACGAGGAGGTCCGGAAGATTCTCGGCGAGGGAGAGATCACCGACGAGGAGGACCTCGGGGGCGGCATCAACGGGTCCTACAAGGTCACGCTGGAGGACGGCACTGAGGCCGTCTGGAAGCCGGAAAGCGGCGAGGCGTGGACAACCGGGGATGCGAAGCGCAACCAAGGCGACGACGATGGCGGCGGCTCCAACTTCTCGGTGGACACCGACGCGGTAGACGAGGCCGTGAGCGAGGCCGTCGGGCAGGCGCACACGGCTGCCGAACAGGCCTACGTGAAGGAAGCCCGCAAGCAGTGGGTGAACGAGTTCGAGCCCATCTACCATGCAGTGCTGGAGGAGTACTCTCGGGCCGGCAAGCTGACGATCAACCCCGGCTCGGACATGGGAGCCTCATTCCACAAGAAGGCGTTCCTCGATGCCCTGATGCCACCCGACGATCCGGACGGGGGCATGTTCACCGAAGAGGGGCTTCTCGGGGAGTCCGCCGAGTCGATGCTCCGGCAGCATCTCGACGACATCATCAAGCAGGGCGTCCGGGCCATGCCGCAGGAACTCGACACGCCCAACGCGGACTTCTTCGGCGAGCGGTCGAAGTACTTCAACCCCAACGACGGACTCGACAACTGGCGCGAGACACCGGAGGCGCAGGAGGTTGAGCGGAAGGCCTACGATGATGCCGTTGAGCAGCAACGGTACGACTGGGAGGAGCAGCGGGAAGAGGCCGACGAGGAGTACATCCGGGGGAGTATCACCAACAGGGACTTCTCGCAGGCGCAGCGGGATGCGGCGGCCTACGAACTCGACCGCATCGTGGGCCTCGGGACCACGCCGGTCACCGTGACCCGTGAGCACAACGGTGAGCGGGGTTCCATCCAGTTGTGGGCTTCCGACCAGCGGGCACGTGTCGCGGGTGACAGTGAAGACCAGCAGGTCCGGGCCGCGATGCTCGACTACCTGATCGGTAATACCGACCGCCACGGTGGCAACTTCATCCGCGACCGAGGCGGGCTCCACACCATCGACAACGGGCTCACGTTCCCCAAATCGGACAGCGAACTCCGTTCGATGATCGTGCGCAGCGTGATCGGCAGCCAGTCCCCGACCACCCCGGAGACGCGGGCGCGTGCCATCGCTGGCCTCAGGTCAAGGGATTGGAACACGTGGGCCACCGAGAAGGGCATGGACACCGAGGAGCGGGAGATGTTCCTCGACCGGGTGAACACCCTGCTCGGGGGCCTCGAAGACGGAGACGACTTCTGGGAGATCGCCCGCCGGAGAACGGGCGACTGGTTCTGAGATGCAGATCGTCCCTTCCTCCTACGGCTCCCTTGGGGAGAGCAACGACTGCCACGCGCCGGCTGGCAGCCCCGCTGGAGGACAGTTCTGCTCGAAGGGTGGAGCGAAGGTCAAGTTCTGGCCGGAAGCGGTGGGGGCCTACTCCGGACAGACGGACATGCGCCTCACTGCGACGGTCGGCGGCGAGGTGGCGGGCACGGTGGACTTCACCCTCTTCAGGGGCGAGGTCACCGTGAAGATGATCGAGGTGAAGCCCGAGTTCCGCCGGCAGGGCATCGGCCTTGCGCTCCTCACGCGGATGATGGAAGAGGCCCCGGAGGGCAGCGTCTACCGTCCGTCCATGCAGACGCCCGAGGGCAGCAAGCTCGTGGCGCAGTTCCTCGCCAAGGTGCGGCCGAAGACCGAGCCCGACCTCCCGCCGACGTTGGAGCCCCTGCTCAAGCAGGCGGCGAAGTTCGACACGGCCGAGGCCTTCGAGGACTGGTTCTGGGAGAAGCACGGCGACACCCTCGTGGCCGGACGCGACGCGGACCAGAACGACGAGCCGCCCCCCTCCCCGCTGGCTCGCGACCTCTGGCGGGAGCTTGGAGGGGATCTCAGCCGAGAGGAGTTCTGGGAGCGCGCCCGCCGCAGCCGGGTCCGTGAGGCGAACGACTGCCATACCCCGGCCGGCTCACCTGCCGGCGGCCAGTTCTGCTCAGGGGAGACGGTCTACCACGGCTCGAACGTCGCGGGCATCACGACGTTCGCTCCTGAGCGGTCCGTGATCGCCGCGTGGTTCTCCGCAACTCCGACGCTCGCGAAGAAGTACGCAGCCATCAAGCGTGAGATCCTCGGTGGGACCGAGACGATCTACAAGGCAAGGGCGAACGTCCGGAAGCCCCTCCACATCAAGGGAGACTTGAACGATTCGGTGACCTACGCGCAGATGCGCAAGGAGACCGGGCTCCAGTTCACGGTCGGGAAGTACGGCGATGAGTTCGTCGAGGGTATCGAGCAGAAGTACAAGCGGTACCACATCGTGACGGGGTGGGAGTTCGTGCAGGCGGCCAAGGCCAAGGGGTACGACAGCGTGATCGCGACCGAGGGCGGAGCACCAACCCTCGGGGTGTTCGACGCGACGAACATCACAATGGCTACACCCCGGAGGCGTAGGCGCGTCCGGGAGAGCAACGACTGCCACAACCCGGCCGGGTCCTCGGTTGGGGGTCAGTTCTGCTCGAAGCAAGGTGGCAAGGCCGTCCCGCTCGACGACGCCCTCGAACTGGTCAACACCTACACCACGTGGTCCGACGAGGACGTGCTCGACGCGCTCGACAGCTACGGCATCGAGGGCCGGGGCGAGACCGACGCGCAGCGCGCCCGGCGCGAGCGGTATGGGGAGGGGGAAGGTCAGCAGGCGCTCCCCGGTGACTGGAGCAAGCCGGCGAAGGGTACCGCGTGGAAGGACCTGAGTGTGCCCGAGCGGCTGAAGAGGCTCGGGATCGAGTTCGAGGCCATCGAGGGTGTGCCGGGCATGAAGGCCGAGACCGTCTGCGTCATCAAGGGCAAGGACGGCCTGCTCGTGCTCGATGAGGACGGCGACTCCAAGGACGCGACCGAGTGGGTCAACGACACCGACCCGACCGACTACGTGGACCTCGGCGACTACAACGAGGAGTTCTGGTCGAGCGACCCCGGCGAGACCTACCATGCGACGCCGGAGGAGAACGTCGAGGACATCCTCCGCGAGGGCCTCGCGCCGATGAACAAGACGCGCGGCATCGACAATCGGGGGACCGGCGCGGCGGTCTTCACCTCTTCGGAGATCGACTTGATTCAGGGCTCCTACGGCCCGAAGGTCTTCAAGATCGACCTCTCTGCGATGCGGCGCGACGGCTACATGCCCGAGGTCGCCGAGGAGGAGCCCATCATGGAGAAGCGCGCCAAGGAGGCGCTCGCTGCCAAGATCGGGCTCGACGACTTCAACTGGGAGGTCGAGTCAGGCGTCGATGAGACGACGCTCGTGATCTTCGGGCACATCCCGCCCAAGTACTTGGAACTGCTGGAGGACTGACCCATGCCGATCTTCACCCAACCGAACGAGGAGACCCCGATTCAGGAGGAGAACTGGATCGCGGGAGCCATCAAGCGGCCCGGCCAGTTGCACCGGGATCTCGGCGTCCCGCAGGGCAAGAAGATCCCGAAGGGGATGATCGCCGCCGCTGCGAAGAAGAAGGGCAAGATCGGCCAGCGGGCGCGGTTGGCGCAGACGCTCGCCGGGTTCAGTCATGGCGGCTCGAAGACGAAGGAGTCGAACGACTGCCACACGCCGGCAGGCTCGCCGGCCGGAGGCCAGTTCTGCTCAGGGAAAGGCGGGGGCGGTGACTCGTGGGCGCGCTCGGGCGGCGGGTCTGGCGGGGACTTCGCGGCGACGATGGGCGCGGCCAACAAGCACGCGGCAGCGAAGAAGGGCGGCTCGCTGGCGGAGTGGGAGAAGGGTAGCCGGTACGCTGTGACGCGCCACCCGGATGGTTCGATCTCCGTGCCGTATGGGGTAGAGCCTCACTTCAACAAGCTCTGGGGGCTCTCCGACTACCGGGTGACCTCGGTCACGGGCGGCTCGGTGTGGCTGATGCCGAAGAAGGCTGAGGCGAAGACGGCCTCAGGCCCCTCGGTCCGGGACCTCGCGCTCCAGCGGCAGGGTGGCCCGGCAAGGCAGTTGAAGGTCATCACCTCGCACGCAGGGATCAGCCGCTACCGCGCGTCGGTCAAGCCGGCCGGGTGGATCGCTCGGACGGGTGTGGCCTCGCCGTACGCCTCGGGACCCTCGCATCAGGTCTTCGACGATCCGAGGCGCGGCAAGGTGTTCATCTCGGAGATCTCCCATCGGCGGTATGCCGTCTTCGAGGTTCCGAAGGGGCTGAAGATCCACACCACCGATGAGGAGGCGACCCGCGAGTACATGAGCCGGGGCCGCTGAACCATGTTCCTCGTACCGAACTCGTGGGGCTCCCTCAAGGAGGGGAACGACTGCCACACTCCGGCGGGCAGTCCTGCGGGCGGGCAGTTCTGCTCACGTCCGGGCGGAGGAGCCCTCGGCACGCACCGGGCGCATCTCGGGATGGTGGACCACCGGGCCATCAAGCAGATCTTCGGCCGAGATCTCAGCGAAACGGCACTCAAGGCCCTCGGCAAGGAGATGATGGCCGGTGTGCCGGGTGGCTTCGACATCCAGATCCGGACGCAGATGGTTGAGAACGAGGGCGGCGGAGGGAGCCACCCGATAGTCCGCATCTCGATGCTCGGCGACGACGGCGTGTACGGCTCCAACGACCCCGAAGATCATCCGACAAAGCTCACCCGCTACTTCTACCGTGACGCGAACGGCAACCTCATCGTCAAGCACGCGAGCTTCGAGAAGAACCCGGACGCGCCGGCCGACCTCGGCAAGGCGGTCCTCCGCGCGCACATGGAGACGTACGCACGCCTCGGCGTCCACAAGATCGTGACCTACGCCAACATCGACGTGGGCTCCTACGCATGGGCCAAGTACGGCTTCGTGGCCGAGGACCCCGAGGAGGTCAACACGCTCATCGAGGACGGGGCGGAGGGCCTCTACGGCACGACGGTCTACAACCTCGATCACAACAAGAACCCGGTGGGCAAGGGTGTCGCGATGGGCGACCGGGAGATCCGGGCGCTCAAGGCCTTGAAGTCATCGAGCAAGTTCGGCATCTGGGACCTCGCGGAGTTCGAGATCGGGGGCGTGAAGGTCGGCAAGGACCTCCTGATGACTTCCGATGGATGGGGAGCCTACATGCTGCTCGATGGGTCGCCACTCAGCCAGCGGCAGTTGAAGCGGTTCTGGTCCTACGTGGGGAAGCGATGAGAATCACACCGAACTCGTGGGGCTCCGAGATCAAGGAGTTCAACCCGAACCACGAGCCCGCTGGCTCGCCAAAGGGAGGCCAGTTCGCCCCGAAGAAGAGCGGCGGGGCTGGCGATACCCTCAACATCAACGGTGTCCGGGCCTCGCGAGGGATGGATGGTCGGTGGTACCCGTTCACGTCCAAGGGAAACGCGACCCACGGCCCCGGCTTCGCGAACGCCGACCAGTTCCGGCAGTACGTCGAGACGACGGGCGGCGCACCGAGGCAGGGCTACGCATCGACCACGCTCTACCGGGATGTCACGGGCGGGGAGAAGATCTACACCATCGGCCGCAACAAGTACACGTGGGACACGACGCGCGCCGACTACGTACCCTACCCGAAGCCGAAGGAGGAGACGGCACCCAAGGCTGAGGAGCCGCCGGTTGCCGACGAGCCCGAGCCGCAGATCGTCAAGGAGCCGCCGACGGCCAAGCCGAAGAAGGCCAGCGGCGTGGACGCGGGCGGGGTGCTCGGCGTCGCGAACCATGCAGACGATGGGGCGGTCGAGGCCCTCGGGCTCGGCGATGTGGAGCAGCTTGCCCAGAACATGATCGCGGGCATCACCTCGGAGAAGTTCAGCATCGAGATCAACTCCGAGGGGTCATCGAGCGAGCCATCCGGCCCGGACCCGGACGAGGTGCGTGACGAGTACGACCGCTACATGGAGGACGCCTCCAGCGAGGCCGAGCAGAACGCCTATAACGAGTCGAAGAGCGACTACGTGAGTAACGCCGACCGTGCCGTGCCGAAGATGGCGGCCATGTACGAGAGCCTGAAGGCGGAGTACGCCGGCCGCATCACGTTCCTCGACAAGACGGCGACGGTGGCGCAGGCCGAGTCCGCCTTCCAGAACCTCACCGCCCTCTCGGTCGATCACCTGCTCGGGGATGAGGGCAGCGATGGGGAAGACGGCATCTTCAACGAGGAGGGCTATCTCCAGCGGGGCGATGTCCTTGAGACGAGGATGCGCGCGATGTTCGAGGCCGCCATCGAGAACGGGGACACCACGCTGCCTCGTGAGTTCCACGGGGGCTTCGACGAGAGCGAACTCCTCCCCCGCTCGAAGTACTTCAACGACGACGATGGCTTCTCGAACTGGGCTGACGACGGCCAGAACAGCAGTGCCTTCGACGACCTTCCAACCTTCGAGACGTGGTACGAGCGTGAGTACAACGTGGACCCTTCCAACTGGGAGGGCGGCGGCGAGGTGGACCCTGACTCGGCGCAGGTGACCATCGACTTCACCGGGGACAAGGGCACGACGATCCGCCGGACCTTCTCGTACAAGGACGGTGAACTGCACGTTCACCACGACTTCTTCAGGGTGGGCGATGAGAGGGGCGGCGGCGACGGCCTCGGCAAGGAACTCTTCCGATCCTCCATCGCGGAATACCAGCGTCTCGGGGTGGGCTCGGTCTCGGTGTACGCCGACATCGACTCCAATGGAACGGGCAAGTACTCGTGGGCGCGCTACGGGTTCGAGGCCGACAACCCGCGCTCGATCCACCGCTCCATGACCGGGCAGATCGATAGGCTCCAGAGAGAAGGAGTGATCACGGGCAAGGAGGCGAAGGCGCTCAAGGGGCTGATCAACCCCAACGACAACCGGAACGTCTGGGAGATGTCCGACACCCGGATCTACGTCGGGAGGGAGAGGGCTCTTTCGATCATCCCCAAGGTGCAGCGAGGCTCGGATGATGCGTGGAACCGGATGCTGGAGGCCGACGCCAACAAGGGCTTCATCAACATCGGGAAGATCATCATGGCCAACAGGGACGCCTCCTCGTGGGAGGGGACACTCAACCTGAGCGACCCCGACCAGATGGCCCGGCTCAGGGGTTACCTCGGGGATTGACTTTCAGGCCTCTGGGAGGCATAATAGTTGCACGGAGGTGTGGTGGTGGCGAAGAAGGAAGGGAACGAGTTCTTCCAGATGGTCAAGGGGGTGAAGACGGACACCCATCTTCACGGCGGCCTGCTCGGGAGGGATGACAAGAACACCTTCAACCTCAACGACCCTCGGCAACTCGCCGAACGCATGGCGGCCGTCAAGGCGCGCGTGGAGAGGAGGAAGCGTGAAGCAGAAGCCAAAGGAAGGGGCTGACCTCTTCGAGCGCGACCCGAAGACGGGTCGGAAGACGGACTCTCGTATCTGGGACGCCATGCTCAACGGCGACAAGGAGAAGGGCTTCGACGGCATGGATCCCGAGGCGCTCAAGCAGCGCAGGAAGGAACGCGGAGAATGATCATCGTCCCGAACTCCTACGGCTCGGCCCTGAACGAGAGCAACGACTGCCACAACCCTGCGGGTAGCTCCGAGGGCGGGCAGTTCTGCTCCGACAAGGGCAAGGCTGCCGCACCGCGAGGCCGGCGCGCGGAGTTCGAGGGTGAGTGTCAGTTGTGCGGCCACCGGCAACTGCTCCCGCGCGGCGCGCTCTCGCAGCATGGCTACGCCGTGAAGTGGAACATGTTCGTGGGCGTCTGCCCCGGCAGCCGGTGCAAGCCGTTCGAGCAGAGCATCGACCGCATCGAGGCTGCCATCGACGCGCACCTGAACGCGGCCGAGAGCCTCCGCAAGAACGCCGCTACACTGCGCCAGCTTCCGCCTGAGGGCGAGACCGAGGCGTGGCAGAACGTCTACTTCCCCGGTCAGGGCCGCGAGCGCGGCGGCTATCGGTGGGTCAAGGTGAACGTCTCGGAGGAGGTCCACATCGACGAGGAGACCGGCCGGCGATGGTCCACCTTCACCTCGACGCCGAAGAGCGGCGAACTCCAGCGGCACGACCGGCGCTTGGAGTTCGGCTACGGCAGCGACCGGCCGGAGAACCTCCAGCAGGCTGTCCAACGGCTCAACTCGAAGTACGCCGACAGCCTCGAACAGCAGGCCGTGCAGCATGAGCAGTACGTCACGTGGCAGCGGCAGCGCATCATGGGGTGGGAGCCCAAGCCGCTCAAGCCCCGGCAGGCTACGCCCGACCCGGCCAACGTGCCGCTCCAGAGGGTGCGCCGAGGGCAGTGGGTCAAGACGCCGGACGGCGTGTCCCATCAGGTCCGGTGGGCCGGCGGCGGGACCGCCATCGTGATGTACCAAGGGAAGGAAACGCGCTTCAAGTACGAGGACCTGAGGAAGGCGTGATGATCATCGTCCCGAACTCCTACGGCTCGCCCGTCCGTGAGTACAACAAGTGCCACGAGCCGGGCGGGCAGCCATCTGGGGGGCAGTTCGCCCCGAAGGGGGCGTGCGGCCAGTCCTCCGACCTTGCCGTCCACATCGAAGCGCCGATGGTGAAGGTCACGCCGGTCTACGACTCGTGGGGGAAGCCGAGGAAGGGCCAGCAGCCGCTCTACTACGAGGCAGAGATGCTCGATGGTTCAGGTCGGAAGATCCAGTTGAAGGGCCGGCCGCTCTCGGACTGGGAGCGCGCGAACTCGGTCCTCTACCACGTGACGACCAACCTCGAAGGCGTGCTCGGCTCGGGCGAGATCACGGCGTTCGAGGGGGGTGGCGGTCTCGGGGGCGGGCAGCATCCGGCGGTGAGCTTCACGGCCAACCGTCAGGACGCGCTCAACATCCTGAACGTGCTCACGGCCGCCACGCGGATCGCGAACTACGAGGACCCGATGACGGTCCTGCGGGAGTGGGCCGAGGCGGAACTCACGTCGCTCACCAAAACCACCTACCCCCCGCAGCCGGGGGACAGCCCGCGTGACCGTATCCCCTACAGCGTCCTCAACCCTGTGTACGACGGACTGAAGGCCGCGCAAGCGCAGTACGAGGCGGCCTCCGGTGACTGGAGGAAGGCCATCGGCCGGGAGGGTTCGCCCTACGAGATCAAGTCGGAGGCCGATGCCAAAGCAGAAGCCGGCATCGACGCGCTGCGAACGTACCTTCAGTACCGGGACTCCGCCAAGCTCGGGAAGAATCCGGTGCTCTTCGCACGGGCGAGGACGCTGCGGAAGGCGAAGACCCTCGGTATCCTCGTGGTACCCGGTCGAGAGATCCCGAAGAACGTGCTCGTGAACGTGGGAGCCGACAGCTTCCAGAACGAGGTCGAGGTCCACGGCGACGTGCCCATCTCGCGGGCCTACTACCTGTCGAGGAAGAAGACATGAGAATCATCCCTGACTCCCTCGGCGCAGAAGACATCCGCCCGACCGTCGAGGGGAACGACTGCCACGAGCCCGACTCGGGGCGCTTCTGCTCGAAGATGGGGATGGGCGACCTCCGGCAGGGCGCGCTCTGGGCGCAGCAACGCAACGAGCGCAGGAAGGCCTCGGCGCGTCGCCGGCTGGAGCAGTTGGAGCGCCGGCCTCGTGGTCGGTGGCCGGGTGGTACCGACCGGGTGGGCATCGCGGCGCAGCGCAGGCGGCTCGTGGCCCTCGGTGAGGCCGAGGAGTTCCCCGAGGGCTTCACCCCGCTGGAGGAGTCGAACGACTGTCACAACCCGGCCGGGAGCCCGGAGGGCGGCCAGTTCTGCGTGAACCCGGCGGGGATCGCGGCATCCTTGGCGCAAGCCGGCAAAGCCAATGCGAAGCATCAGGCCGAGCGGGCGGCGATCCTCAACGCGCAACCGGACGGCACGCGCGTCACGCTTGGACGGCAGGCCTACACCAAGCAGACCATCGGGGGAGACGTGTTCTGGGTGTGGGACTCCGGAACCCAGAGCTACCGGAGGCCGCCGCGCGGCCGGGAGAACGCCTACACGAGCGAGCAGATGGGGGTCGAACTCGGCCGCCGACTGGAGCGGCTCTTCCTGAGGGGTCAACCATGAACCTCACCCCCGACTCGTGGGGCTCGCGGCGGCTGAAGGAGTTCAACCAGTGCCACGAGCCCGGCGGCCGGCCGACTGGCGGCCGGTTCTGCTCGCGCGAGGTGACGCGGGTAGGCATCACGACCGCGCGCACCCCCGGCGATCCGCTCCATCGGCCGAACCGGACCGTGGCCGAGCAGATGCGGACGCTCGAAGGGAACCTGAAGCGGCTCCCCGGCGTGCGCGGCGTCGAGGTCAAGCCGGCCCTCGGGCAGTGGGATGGTGGCTCCGAGTTCAGCTTCGCCGTGAGCTACATCGGCAACGGGCAGGCACGGCGGATGCTCGCCGAACTGGGCCGAGCGTGGAATCAGGATGCCGTGCTCCTGCTCCGTGCCCCGAAGAAGGGTGAGACACCCGACGCGGCCTTCGAGTTCATCTTCGAGCGGGCCGTGGAGATGGACGAGCGCCGGGGCCTCGCGGGCGTGATGGGCAAGATGGGCTTCGGCGGCTGGACATGGTACAAGCGCAACGGCAAGACGGTCCTCCGCCTCGTGAGCGTGCCGCAGTGGGGCGGCGACAACGAGAAGCACCGACGGGCCTCGATGCGTCTGGGCGGAGTGCTCTCGCGTGCCGGCCACGGCTACCGGGTCCGTGAACTGAAGATCAAGGCCGAAGTCATGGAGCGCAGCGGCGCGAACTCCTACGACGCCGTGCTCGGGAGGAGGGCCGCATGAAGAAGCACCGCTTCGAGCACGACTACTCGGCGAGTGAGGAGGAGGTCACCAAGGCGATAGACGCCTACGTGGAGCAGGCGCACAAGCGGCGGCGGATGGTCTCCACCCGGCCTCCGGTCCCTGACGATCTACCGGAGGGAGTCGAGCTACCGAACGACAAGCAGGGCGCGGTCGCCGTGTTCCTGAGGAAGGGAGAGGGCTCATGATTCAACTGCTCGTGGTGATCTTGGTCATCGGGGTCGTGCTGTACCTGATCAACAACTACGTGCCGATGCAGCCGCCGTGGAAGACCGTCTTCAACGTGGTGATCGTTCTGGCCGTGTGCATCTGGCTCCTGCAACTGGTCGGACTGATCGGTCCGTTCCCGCTCCGCTGAAGGGTAAGGGTGCCTGATGGAACTCGCCTTCGTGGTGCTTCACAAGGACTGTCCGAAGATGGACGTGACGATGGCTGCGCCGCCAAAGTTCGGCTTCGACGGCTCGAACGATGCAGGAGACGTGCTCAGCCTCCGCTGTTCGCTCTGCAACAAGCCAATCACGCTGACGTTCGCCGAGGTCGAGGAAAGGGTCGAGGGGGAAGTTGCCGCTGCTGATCGTTCCTAACTCGTGGGGCTCCCGTGTCTGGGAGTCGAACGACTGCCACGAGCCTGCGGGGCAGCCGACCGGGGGACAGTTCTGCTCGAAGACCGGCGGCGGGTCCAAGCGGATGCGGGTCCCCCGGACGAAGAACGAGGCGTGGAAGCTGTACCGGGAGTCCGCAAGCACCATGCGGCACTACGACTCCTACGGCAAACTGGAGCCCCTCGATCTCCCTGAGCGTCCTCCACGGAAGCGACCGGGCCATCACGACCAGTGGGACGTGACAGGCGTGACGCCTGCGATGGTGAAGGCTGTCGAGGAGGCAGCGCAGAAAAACCTCGACGACAACCCGCTCTTCCACCAGATGACGGAGAGCTTTGGCGGGTACTTGGTCCTCACGAGGGTGACACCGCCAGACGAGGAGGATCGGGCAGTCACCGGGCGCTACGAGGGCGGCGCGTGCGTGGTGCTCTTCGACAACTTCTGGACTCGACACTCGATGGAGTCCGGCCGTATCTCGAACCCGGATGAGCCAGCCCCCGACTTCAAGGACAACGCCGTCGCCGCGCAGAACTTCGCAGGCGTCATCCGCCACGAGTACGCCCACTACATCGAGGCCCGCATCCGATCTGACGAGCACGCGGCTGAGAACCGGGCCTACATGAAGGACTACTTCGCGGCGCTCCGGGCCTACGAGGACGCCGGCCGGCCCGGAGGGGAGTTCCACTTCGGGGCGGTTGAGTGGCACCAACAATACCGGGAGGAGCACCCCTCGAAGCTGAGGGAGTTCAACGAACTCACGAAGAGCATGGGCTTCGAGAAGATTGAAGCGCAGATCTCCTACTACGCCGCCACCAACTTCCGGGACCTGAACGAGCGAAGCTCCGAGGTCATGACGGAGACCTTCGCGGAGGCCTTCACGCTCTGGACGCATCCGAAGCTGGATCGCAAGGTGTTCCCGGAGGAGGCCAACAAGCTGTTCGACTGGTTCGACAGGCACCTGAAGGGGTACACGCCATGACGACCCCTGCGCCGATCTGTTGGGGCTGCCGCCACTTCCACGGTGACAACACGTGCAGGGCGTTCCCGCGTGGCATCCCGAAGCCGATCCTCATCGACCGTGCCGACCACACCAAGCCGTACCCCGGTGACCGGGGTATTCAGTTCGAGCCGAAGAAGAGCGGGGCGTATAATCACCCGACAAGGAGACCCCAATGAGGGGATGGAGTGGCCGTGATGTCTAACGAGTTGCTTCTTCTTGGTGCCCTGCTGTCGGGGCTCCTCGTTGCTCAGGTGTTCGTGAGCGGCGGAACGACGAGTCAAGGCGACACTCCTGCTGAGTCCGGTGCGGTCCTCTCGGCGACGGTGGCTCTGACCAGTCAGCAGTTCAAGAGCTTGCTCGCCACCCCGGTGGAGATTGTTGCGGCACCCGGTGCAGGCAAGCTCATCGTCCCTCTTCAGATGATCACGCATCTGCGGTACGGCGGCGTGAGTACCTTTACGTGGTCCGACCAAGGCGAAGCGTTGGGTCTGGTCTACGACGGCTTAGATACGGGCCAGTCGATCTGGCAAGGGTCAATCGGCTCAGACTTCGCCACCGCGCAGGATGAAGTCTGGGTCCAGACATATGCGAGCGCGGACCCCTACGGGATCCTGACGGCGTATGCGGAAACTTCGGTGGCTGTCAACGCCGCCTTGAAACTGACGAACATCGGCGCGGCGGAGTTCGGCGGTAACGCGGAGAACGACAACGTGGTGGCGGTGACAGTGCTCTACACGGTTATCGACTTCACGCCCGGCGCTCAACCCGTCGAAGGCTGATGGGGATTGGCCTATAATCCCCGCTCAAGGAGACCCCAATGAAGGAATGGAATGGCCGTACCGTCTTCGTCGAGGCTGACTCGGGAGGAGACTCGGAGAAGAACCCGAGCAACTCCGCCGGGCAGTTCATCGACGCGCGCCGCCGGCACAACCTCGTGACGAGGCTCAACACGGCCCGCGAGCAAGGGCTCCTGAGCGAGGCCGGCCAGTTCTCGAAGAAGGATGTCGAAGCAGCCGCCAGCGAGATGCTCGCGCAACTCAAGATGGGCCGGCTCACCCGCCAGCACATCGAGATGGAGCAGAAGCAGGACATGGACCGGCTCGCCGGCTGGAAGGTGGTTGCTCCGGCCGAGGGCACCGACCTCCGCGCGAGGATGGAGGCGGTCCAGTACCGGATGACGGTCCGGGCTGCCGCGCTCGAAGCGTTCACCAAGCAGGAACTCACCGCCCTGACCTCGACGACCGGCCATCACCGGGATGTCACCGACCCGATGACTCTGAAGCCGTGGCGGCCCGGTGTCGCTCCGGGGGACATGAGGTACTAGACCATGCCGCAAGCACCGATGCCGAACTCCGCAGGCCAGCCGCAGCCCGACAACGCCGGAGGTCAGGGGGGCGGGCAGTTCGGCTACCTCCCGCAGGGGAAGCCGGGCGGGGAGATCATCATCTCCCGTGCCGAGGCCGCCGCGCTCACTGCTTTCGAGTCCGACGAGGACGAGAACGAAGGCCTCACGCGCGCTCGGAAGGAGTCCGGGCTGACCGCCGACCAGTTGCGCCGGCTGAAGACGCGGGCGGAGAACCTCCGGGGCAAGGGCTACACGCTCAAGAGCGAGCGCACCGTCTTCAAGCCGAAGAACTACGAGCAGCCGGACACCTCGCACGGGCTCATCGGCGACAAGGAACTCGGAGACGACTCGGCAGCCTCCGAGGAGCGCCGGAAGCTCCGCGCCAAGCTCGATGGGGTGAAGGACCCGGAGAAGCGGAAGCAGATCCGTGCCCGCATGGAGGCCCAGAAGAAGCGGGCCGAGACCATGCAGTCAAAGCCGGCGGCCAAGGCGCGGGAGGCCGGCTCGGTGGGGTCGATGGCGTACCTCACGAAGGGTGCATCCCCCAAGATCCGGAAGCGGCTGGAGTCGGTCTCGCGCGGTCTCGCACGGTTCAAGCGGAAGGGCTGACCGATGGTCATCATCCCTGACGGCGACCCGATCTCCGAGATCGGGTGGACCGACGCCGCACGGCAGTCCTCCCTCCGGGCACGGCTGTCGGGGGCCTACGCGCGCTCGGTGCCGGACAGCTACAAGGCCAAGCAGGCGGCGAAGAAGGCGAAGGCCTCCGGCGGCGGGGGCGGAAGTAGCGGCGGAGGCGGCGGGACGCCGAAGAAGACGGCTACGACGACCAACGCGGCCGGCGAGCAGGTCCACTCGTTCAACGATGGTGGCAGCGTCACCGTCCACAAGGACGGCAAGGCCACCTACACGCGCGCCGACGGCACGAAGGTCACCGGCACCTACAAGGAGCCGGTCCCCCGCGAGAAGCGGCCGGCGGGCTTCACGGGCGACGACGATCCATCCGTGGTCAAGAAGAAGGAGCGCGAGCAGGTGGCCGCCCAGAAGAAGGCCGAGCGCGAGCAGGTGGCCGCTCAACGAAAGAAGGCGCAGGCCGCGCGGGGCTACTACCCCGGTGCCGCCAAGCTCGACAAGGTTCGGGTCTCGCGGACCCGGAAGGGACCCATCGCCGGGGCCGCGAAGCAGCCCACCACCGGCTCGGTGTCGTCTCGGTAGGAGGTACCTGAATGACCGCAGTTGAAGCAGCCATCGTCGAGATCACCGAGAAGCTCGCCGAGTTCGCGCCTCAGCACGAGGGGCTCCGCGACTTCACTCGGCTCAACCTGAAGGAGGCCACGCAGGCGGAGGTTGCGGCCTCGCTGGCGCTCTACGACACGCGCGTGGCTCTGCTCCTCGCCGCGAAGGCTGCGTGTGAGGCGCTCATGGCTGACGGCCACCCGGACATCGCGGTGCGGGAGATCTCGGGCGAGGCCTACGCCGACCTGACCGAGAACGACACCACCGTCCACGCCGCCTACTCGCGGTTTGCATTGGCCCCGGCGGTCAACCTCGTCGTGACCCCCGGAGAACCGGAGAACAAGTGATGCTCTCAGTGGTCTTCCTCAAGACGACGAGCACGGGGCAGGAAGCCGTCGGCCATGCGCTCCTGAGGAAGGGTCGCGTGGTGCTCGATGTGCCGGACGGGATGCGGGAGACCATCGAGACCGTAGTCGTTGCCGGTCGCCGGCTGACGCCCGTAGACGGGGAGGACTACCTGCGTGCCCTGCCGGTAGCCTTCTCGGGCAGCTACTTCCGCGCGAGGCTCGACGAAACGTCTTGACTTTGAGGCCTCACCGGGCTATACTCGGTGCAGGTCGTAAAGCTCCTGCCCAACCCGCAGGATGCACACCTCCACAAGCCCGGTCGGTTGGTCACCGACCGGGCGCTTTCTTTTTCTACAGCCTCTTCTACAACTTGTAGTAATCTCCGTTCCTGCAATGGAGATCCTGCGCTCGACTGACGGCAGCGAGATCGGCATCGTTGCCGCGACGTGGGAACTCAACCCGAAGGTCACCTTCGACAGCCTCGCCGACGAGTTCAAGCGCAACCCGTCGAAGGCGTGGCGAAACTACGGCTCGGTCATCTCGACCAGCATCGACGCCGCCATCAAGGAGCCAGACGCAGTGCTCCGGCGCGTCAACCTCGCGCGCCCGAGCCCGTGGGACCTCCGCCTGAACCAGTTCGCCGCGTGGTTCGCGCCGCGCTACGGCACCCGCTACTTCCTCCACTTCGACCTCTCGCGCAACCGGGACGCCACCGGGGTGGCCCTCTGCCACCGGGAGAAGAACGGCGTGCTGGTCGTGGACTTCATGCTTCAGCACCGGGCCATCGCCGGGAAGAACATCAACTTCGCGGAGCTTCGCGAGCGGTACGTCTACCCGCTCGTGGCCAAGGGCTTCCATCTCCAGTGCGTGAGCTTCGACGGCTTCCAATCCGATGAGACCCGGCAGGTGCTCGAAGAGCGCGGGCTCCACACCGACCACTGCTCGGCGGACAAGAGCACCGACGCCTACGACACGCTCATCGAGTACCTCTTCAGCGACAAGCTCGACTTCTACAGCTACCCGGTCTTCACGCAGGAGTTCGAGGAGCTTCGTCTCATCGACGGCAGGAAGTACGACCATCCGAAGCGGTTCAAGAACGGAGCAATCGGATCGAAGGATGTGGCCGACGCCGTGGCGTGCTCGGGGCTGATGGCCGTCCGCTACGAACTGGAGAACCCGGTGGAGGCACCGGGCAAGATCAAAGTCTTCCGCTCGAAGGCCATCACCGGCCTCACGTACGGCGAAAGGACGGCATGGTGAGCAACGTCCACCGTCGCGGCTTCGCCTCGCTGTCCCCTGAACGACGCAAGGAAGTCGCGTCTCGGGGCGGCAAGAAGGCCCACGAGTTACGCAAGGCCCACTGCTGGACATCGGAGTCAGCCTCGGAGGCAGGCCGCAAGGGTGCGGCGGCGCGGCGGGCTCGCAAGGCGGCTACATCATGAGCATGATCACCGACACGAACGGCGACGCCCACCTGAAGGAGCTTGCCCGCGTGGCCGAGGCTGCCGCCGCCGAGGACCGGCCGGCAGGCGGGAACCACCTCGCCATCAAGCGGTACAAGTTCGTGGACCCCGACAAGGAGTTCGACGAGATGGTCCACACCGTCTCGACGAGGTTCGTCGAGGTGGACGCGAAGATGATGGAGCAGCGGGGCCGGGGCTACGAGCAGGTCCACTACCGCAGCCTCAAGGAGATGATGGCGGCCAAGCCTATCCGCCGTCGCGTGCTCAACGTGCTCTCCGGCTCGCAGCTTCGGGAGATCAACGAGCGGCTCGGTGACTACGTGTCTGGCCAGAAGGACCTGCGCGAGGCCCGCGCCAAGGGGAAGGCCGAGTTCGAGCGGCTCAAGGAGTCCGGCCGGCTTTCGGAAGCGTCCTCCAGCTTCTACCTTGGGCTCTACGGGGACGAGGAGCAGTTGTACGGGACGGGGCAGTCGAAGACCGTCTTCAGCTTGCAGGACACCATCCTGCCGGGAACTAGCAGCCCGCAGAGCAAGCAGCAACTCTTCATCGACTACCTCGACATGCACCGGAAGTCATGGGAGGCCGCGACGCGCAACCCGGTGGGCAAGCGCATCGTGGACATCATCCCGCAGTTCGTGCTCGGGCGCGGGGTGATCGGCTCGACCAAGCATCAGGAGGGCCAGAACGCATGGGATGACTTCTGGAAGCGCAACAAGATGCGCGCGAGGTCCCGCCTGATCCTCAAGGAACTGCTGATCTACGGCGAGGTCTTCCTCCGGTACTTCAAGCAGCGGGACGGGCTCGTGGTCCGCAGCCTCGACCCGAGCACGATCTGGGACATCGTGACCAACCCCGACGACATCGAGGACGTGAAGTACTACCATCAGCAGTACAGCATCCTCAACACCTCGCCGGTCCCGTGGGCCTCGACGACGCTCTTCCCCGGCACGCTCATCATCCGGCAGATCCCGGCCAAGGACATCGACCACTTCAAGATCAACTCGACCTCCTCGGAGAAGCGGGGCCGGTCGCAGTTGTACGCCATCCTCGGCTGGCTCCTCCGGTTCAAGGAGTTCGCCAACGACCGCGTGCTCCTCAACAAGATGCGCGCGATGTTCGCCCTCGATGTGGCCGTCAAGGGTGACGCCACCGACGTGGCCACGGCCGAGGCGCAGTTCTCGACGCCGCCCGGACCGGGGGCCGTGATGGTCCACAACGAGGCCGTCACCGTCGAGTACAAGAACGCGAACAACAACGCCAACGAGGCGAAGACCGACGCGGAGATGATCCTCAAGATCATCGCGGTCGGTGCGGGGGTCAGCCAGCAGTTCCTTGGGGTCACGGACTCGGCGACGCGGGCCGGCGCGCTCATTCAGACCGAGCCGGACGTGAAGAACTTCGAGATGTATCAGGAAGTCGTCGAGGACATGCTGATGGACACGTGGGAGCGTGTGAAGGCTTCCAAGGGCGTCCGGCAGTCCACCGTCATGGAGTTCACCTTCCCCGCGCTCGCGCAGGAGGACCGCAGCGCGAAGCTCAAGGACATCGCGTTTGCCGAGGCGATGGACTACTTCTCGAAGGAGCGGTCCGGCACGATGGCGGCGCGCGAGTTCAACATCACGACCTACAACTTCGAGACCGAGCAGACCAAGATCCGGGCCGAGCGCGGGAAGGATCCGGTCATGGCTCTCGGGATGCAGCAGATGCCGAAGGTCACGGCCGACCCGGCAGCGATGGGCGAGCAGCCGGGTCTCGGGGGTGACCTCGCGCCGGGCTCCGAGCCCGAGGCCCTCGCCGGCAGCCCGGAGCAGCCGCTCCCCAAGGGCTTCACGCCCGACAAGGGGCCGGTTACCCAGACGAGC